ACATCCAGCGTAACAATCACCTAATGGTTTAGGTAACCTAATGTATTTTAGTATGGCGTGGTGTACGGGATTTGAACCCGTGTGAATAGCGTGAAAGGCTACTATCCTAGACCTCTAGATGAACACCACCAACTAACTTTTATTTTCTTCCAGCTTCACAAGGATTCAAGAAGAAATGCCATTTTTTACATTTTGTACAACACATTTTATTTCCTTATCAACTGAACAAGACTCTATTATACCAGATTTAAAATATTTGTCAACCATCGTGTTGTAATTAAACAACACTTTAAAATCTGGAAAATATTTCTTGTAACTGAATATAAATGTTATCCATCAATTCTCCACCCAATTCATGGTCGGATCCATTGGAGAATAACTCCTCATTTTCAGCTATCATTGATTCAAGCAAATCAAATTGATTTTCCGTCAATGTAATTGTCTTTGACTTCATTTGTTTCCTTATCAACTGAACAAGACTCTATTGTAACAGGTTTCTTGATTTTGGCAACCTAATACTTTAGTATTACTTTATTCCGGTCAACAATTAATGGAGGTGTGGGTGGGATTTGAACCCACGATTTTACAGTTTTGCAGACTGTTCCATTGGACCGCTCTGGCACCACACCGAAATTCTGGCGGAGACTGTGGGAATCGAACCCACTCACCTGCTTTCACAAGTGTACAGATTAGCAATCTGCTGCATTACCAGCCTGCCCAATCTCCTACATGGCTCTATTTCCATGCTGTCTGAAATCAACTTCACCACCTTCTGCTTGAATCCGTTTTACAACATCTTCAAAAAGAATAGGAGTGTAGTCTGTTTGTTCCACACATACACAATGGTATCTGATATCAATTTCTTGACTTAGATTACCAAAAACATTTTTCATCACACGCCTGTCATGGGTATGACCGTGAATGTTGGTACCAAAACGACCGATACTATCTGTATGAAGTGGAATGTGGCTAAGAATCATACCTCTCATAACATGATAAGCACGAAGCTCTCTAAAGTATTGGCGGTAATCATCATCTCTAAAGATATCATGGTTACCACGAATAAGAACTTTATCTCCGTTAAGCCTATTCATAATTTTAAGAGCTTTACGATTAATCACCACATCACCAAGATGATAAACTTTATCGTTTGGTCTTACTCTTTCGTTCCAACGCCTGACCATTTCTTCATCCATCTCATCAGGATCAGTCCATGGTCTAAGCTTTGTAACACCATCTTTACCAGTGAAACGACATACTCCAGCATGACCGAAGTGTGTGTCACTTACAAGAAATACACCTGGCATAATAATCTCCTTAATATTGGCGGAAGATAGAGGAGTCGAACCCCATCCGATTTCTCAGAACCCAGTTTTCAAGGCTGGTCGCCGGCCTACCCAGCTGCATTATCTTCCATTGCCGTATAGAAACACACTCCCCGAGGATATCTCACTCCCATGTGGTTGCGAATGTGTTTTTGTATGGCACCCCCTGATGGACTCGAACCACCGCATGTCGGAATCAAAATCCGATGCCTTACCAACTTGGCGAAGGGGGTATAACTACACTTAATTTTTAATGAACAGGTTGGAGTGTAACAGACTCGATGGTCTTTGTCAACACTTTTGTTGTATGGAAACAACAAAAAACCCCACTTTTTTAGGGTGGGGTTTGTGAACTTTAGTTTTAGATTTTAGTCTTTAACTTACTCCACAACCCCCGTGCCATGTTCCCATGACTGATTATCGCTACCAATAAATGGCGTGCGACATGCATAGGCTAACATTGAGGGTTTGGACAAATTAAACAACATAATTCCTTTTACTTAATACTTGTATATAGGCAAAATTTTCTTTCAACCTACATTCTTCCATTTTATTTTTTGTTTTCTAACAGGTTCTGCTGGGTTTCTAAACTCAGCCAAAACTTCCCACAGTCTTTCTTGTACGGCAAATTTAGTTAATAAACCTGCTTCCATGCCGTGAGCTTCTATTTCCCAAGGATGATCCCAATAATCTAGGTCATCCGAATCAATCTTTAGGTCATGCCACTTACTCAATGTTTCATTGGTGTGACCATAGGCAAATTGCCTAACGTGAACCATCTCATGTGCCAAGGTTTTTAATATGTTATAAGCACCAATGTGTGGGTTTATCTCAATTAAAAATTCTCTAGGCATATTCCTAGAATTATATCCTTCAACACCCGCTGAACCATAATCTGCAAGTTTTTTGTTAAACTTCACAATTATAGTTGTATAATCCTGCATTTGTTTGGTTAACAAACTATCAGAGAAGAATTTTCCAGCCCTATGGATATACGGCGTGAAATCTTTATCTGGACTTCCAACAATCTTAATAGACATAGGCACTCCTTCAAAATAAGGATTATACACCTATTTAGAGTATTTGTCAACTTTTACATTACATTGTTGTAAAAAAGCAACACCTTTGGTATCACGGTAATCTTGTCCATAGATGACTTTGGTGATGCCCGCAGTAAATATCTGCTTTGCACAATGGACGCAAGGGGCGTGTGTTAGGAACATTGTGGCACCAGTTCCAGACTCAGGAGATTTAGCCAGTTTGGCAATGGCATTGGCTTCGGCATGAATGACTTCAGGTTTTGTTACCAATTCAGAACGACCATAGGCATCCCAAATTTCATCCTCACACTCATTTGTCCATCCAGATGGCATTCCATTATAACCGATTGAGATGATCCTATCATCTTTTACAATGATAGCACCAACCTGTAATCGTTTTGCTGTGGACAATTCTGCAAATCTCTTTGCAACATCCATAAAGGCATCAATAAATTTTTGTTTCATAATATATGGTACGACCGGTTGGACTCGAACCAACCCCGTAAGAATTATGAGTTCTCGGCACTACCTCTATGCTACGGTCGTAATCTCTTAAATCAATTCGTAATCTTCTTTGCCTACACCACATTCTGGACATGTAAAGTCTTCAGACAATTCTTCCCATTTACCTTCAGTTTGTTCATCGTGGACATGGCCACAAACAACGCATACGTGTTCCATTATTGAACCTCCTGTAACATTCTTTGATAAGCAGTGGCGTGTCGCTCTTCAACTTTCTTCAAAGCCGCAAAACGTTTTTCTGCTTTTGCTAGTAAAGCCGCAAATTGCTCTGCGTGTTCTTTTGATTCAGCAATCTGAGTATCGGCTTCAGCTGCCGCTTGTGCATTACCTTCTGCAATCGCTTCGGCTTGCATAATTGGATACATTGAGGTGTACTCATACGTTTCACCTTCGATGGCTTTTTCCAAACATTCTTTGGTTGTTGGTTTACCAATTAACAATTCTAAATGACCCCATGCGTGAAGCAACTCTTGGTCTGCTGTATGCCAAAAATGTTTTGCAATATCTTCATATCCTTCTTCACGAGCAATCTTTGCAAAGTAACGATACTTCACATGTGCTTGTGACTCACCAGCCAATGCACTTTCTAAATTTTTAATAGTTACACTCATATTTTTCCTTTAGTTGGTCCGGCGTAAGGGAATCGAACCCCTATTGATAACTTAGAAGGTTACTGTTCTATCCATTGAACTAACGCCAGAGAGTTTATTTATTGTAGTCAATCTTGTGGATATATCTACGTTTTTCATCTTCAGTCCATTGAGACAGATATGAATTGTCTTTATCAAACAATTTAATATACTGTTCATTGGAAATTTTACGAGAAGATACAATCACTTCATCCAAATGCTTCTGTGAAAACTCCGTAATTTCATCTCCGCCAGTAGCGTGAATTGTTACTTCATCTAAAGCATGACCTTCTTCATCAGCTTCAACCACATAACGCATACGAAACATTGATACAGTTTCGACCAAATATAATTTTTTAGCCATTTTTCACTTTCTCCAAAGAGTCTTTACGAACATAATGTAATTGATGGATACGATTGTCAGTAGGATCAAACCTTGAAACGGGTAGAAATTCCACACCATCAACAAAGTTGGAATCCCAAGACGAATAAGTCCAAAAGAACTCCGTAGGGTTCACTCGGCTTCTTAACTTGATTGGTTTTTCCACAACTTTTTTCATAATGAAATGATTGTATCATAGAAAAGGGGACTTGTCAAGCCCCCTAGAGATTACTTAAATTTTTCTGGATAATTTAAGCGTTCCCATTCTTCATCGGAAACAGGCCACCAATTAAGCATCTTTAGATTTGATACCAATTTTCTTGATAGCATCCTGTGCTGTAATCATGTTTTCTAACCAAACACGCAACATTCCGTTAGCGATTTCGGCATCTTTGATTTCTACCTTATCTGCCAAGGTAAATTGACGTTCAAAAGCACGATTAGCAATGCCTTTGTGTAGATAGGTTTCATCTTCATCATCTTTTGTGGCACCTTTAACAATCATCTTATTACCTTCTAAGGTAATTTCAATATCAGTTTTAGAAAAACCAGCAACCGCCATCTCGATGACGTACTTGTTTTCTTTGATTTGTTTGATGTTGTAAGGTGGATATGATGGTGTATATTTTTGAATATCTTTTGCTGCAGACTGCAACATATTGATAGTGTCATCAAAACCAATCATAAAGTGATCCAATTTAGGAAATAGTAAGCTTGTCATATAGACTCCTTAAAAAAAGCAAGTTAAAAAAATTGTTACCCCGAAGGCATAACATTCCCGCTTACTTTATACGGGACCGAATACGTTCGGCAGTGTAGTTACACGGACGCCTTTTACCGTAGCGTCAAACAGCCCTAAGGTGGGCTTATCCTATCAGTATTTATACTAATTGTCAAGGTTTTTTCTTAGAGCCAATATTGTATTTCGGAACGAGTTGCCATTCGTTTTTTTCCTTGTGGGAAATGATTTTGATTTGGCTAATAAAGATTGGGGTAGGTGTTTCAATTTGAGTAGCTATAACAACTTTAATTAAACCCCAGTCTTGTAGAAGCTTAGCGATAGCATTCCTACGAGACAAATCATTCTCTGTTAAGTCTGTTGGTTTGCCATCCAATGCAAACAATTCTTTGAAATGTACTATGTAATACTTACCTTGCTTGTGCAGAATATGGCACGATTGGTATAGTGTTTTATCTTTTTTGGATGCGACACCTATTCTAGTTAAAGTCTCACGCACTTTCAAAAAATCATCTGCTTCTACTAGTGTTACCTCAACTAAGTCTTGTATTCCTATCATTATTATTCACTCCGCCTATATTTGTTTTTGCTCTTATTTCAGCGATTTGGTCTTCATTAAGAATACGCAATGCATCTTTGGCCTTTTCATTTGAATAACCAAAATACAATTTCACACATTCTAAATCTTTCAGGACCTCTGTTTTCTGCCACGGTTGAAACTTCCGTTTTACAGACCTGATGGTATTTAGAAGATAGCTATATTGCATGTCAGAATCAAGTCCTGGACGCAAGTTCATCTCATTTGCATATAGAACACAATCCATGTGATAAGACAGAGCACGGTTGACCATAAAGGCTTTGTAGTCTTTATAATCACCGTCAAAAACATTCTTCTTGGTTTGAAGAATGGACGGAACAATTTCTTTGAATAAATCAGGCATTATTTACCTCTGATTTGTTCGTTTTGTTTCAATACCTTTTGAAGAATAGGCATTTCAACAGTAGAGAAATTAAGTAATGCATTAATGTCCTTAGGGAAACACATTCCACCAAAGCCAAATTCACCATCAGGACCTGGTACTTGCATATGAGATTTGCCAATACGTTCATCTAGTATCATCATGTCTTTGACTTTATCATAATTAATACCCAATTGTTTAGATGTCTGATAAATCTCATTCATAAAT